TTTAAACTTATGAACTACCAGAGATATTCTTCCATTCTTATCATACTTCCAGAATTCATCTATTGAGATAGTCTCTTTGATTCCTTCCACTGACTTCTCTATCTCATCATTGGAATACTCTGGAAAGTTATTGACTATATCCTTCACTGACTTCCCAGATCTTATGTGCTTCTCTATTCTCTCTCTTGTCTGAGTATCTTCAAAGAATCTAGATCCAAAATCAGCAGTATTCTTATAGGCACTATCTAGAAGCTTCAGGATCTCCTTATCCTTTCCACCTTCATCAAATTTCAGCAGTACATTCTGTGCTTCATGCTTGTGGATACCAAATGAATTCAAAGCTCTGGCCAGCTTGAAGAGATTATTGTTCTTTGATCCTGGAACCATCCCATACTTTTTGTCCCACCAGATAAGGAGATTCTCTATAATTCTATTATCTGACTTGACTGGAAGCAGCACAGTCTCATAGCCTATTTCATCCATCTCTGGAGCTTCAAATCTATTCCAGGAGAGAGCTTTCTCATTGATATAGATATCTGGATCATAGCTCTCAAAACAGAATCTATCTAAGTTACTTCCAGAATCATCCCAGTAAGGAGAATTGAAGTGATGTTTCAATGCATCAAAATATCCTTTGTGATTCTCAAAAGTGCTGATCTTGATTAATACTTTCACTCCTCTACCAGATGGAGAGATCCAGGCTGCAAATATATGCTTATCCTTTATGAGCTCTTTCTTATACTGCTCAGCATTATCCATATCATCAAAATCCAGGATGATTAATCCAGATCTTTGATCTATTCCAGCTACTGATCTGTGCTTGAAAGTTCCATTGAAACATACTCCAGGAAGATTAGTCTTAAGCACTCTCTGCTCTTCCTTAGTTGCTGCTCTTATTTTCTCTACTAGCTCTTTGCTATTCCCATTCCTTATCCTGTCCAGGCAGTAGGATAGATCCATGTGAAAAGGATTAGAAACATCCTTCACAGTTTTAAATAAACTTACTTTGTAATTCATTGAATTTTAAAAAAATTATGATTAGTACCTAAATGTGTACCTATAATTAGTATTGATTATCAGTTAGTTAGCTTCATTTGGTACACATTGACGCATTATTTACCCCAATTCACCCCTCAAGTTTTCAAAAACAGCGAAAATAGCCAAAAAATAATAATATATATATATATAGGGAAGCCTCAAAGTGTACTTAAGTACCTACTCAATTAATTCCAGATAGAGATCATGTAGATGCTGGAAGGTTTTAATCTCTGGAAGCTTTTCTATGAATGCCTTGTTAACCTTCATCTTGATGTTTAATGATGCTACATCCTGGAATACATCCTCCAGAGAGATCCTCAGCTCATCTCCTTTGCTGAATCCTTCCATCATCTGGATCTGAAATTCTTCTCGAATTGGATCTATTATCTTAAGATACTCCTTATCTTTTAGTAAAGACCATGCTTCATGCATCCGTATTCCATGCAGAATAGTAGCATGATCCTTTCCAAATATAGCTCCTATCTCATTTAAGCTGCATTGTTTTCTAAGCTCATGATAGAGATAGTATCTCTGATACACTAGAGGCCGTGATCTGCTTTCTGTATCCAGTGAGAATTCTTTAATTAAGTATTTTACTATTCTTATTCTAGCTATCTCCAGCTTTGTTTTTTCTTTAATTTTCATAACTTATATAATTCTTTACTTGTTTCCAGTATTCTTTATCTTCAAATGGAGCTAAAAGCATTATTTGATCCACAGTGATTAAACATTTATCTTTAGCATCCTCAGATCCATGTAATTTAACAGCATAATCTATCAATTCTTTTGCTTTCTCTTTAGCTCTCATATCAATTCTACTTTTTTAATTAATCCAGGAAATATATCCATTTTCTTTACTGCATCCTCTGGTGAATTCGCCTGGAGAGTTCTATATGCTATTCTCCACTTATGGCCATCATTGAATCTGTATGTTATCTTATAGTATTTCATTGGAGCTGTTTTGGATCATTAATACTTTTGAATAGCTCTGAAGATGTATCCAGCTTTCCAGTAGCTTTGATATATTCCATCTCTACCTTAGCTGAGTTTATTAATACGCTTCCTATTGAAGCTATAGCCTTAGCTTTGTTTACTTCCTGTGATATCTGATCTGCTGTCAGATCATCATTATCAATTCTCTCCAGTGCTGCGAATAGATGATCTCTCAAATCACTTATTTTGTTCCTTGCCATTTATCTTCTTTATTAGTTTGTTAGTTAATTTCATTACTTCTCTCAATGGAGCTGGATATCTTTGAATAGTATTCCTTTCCATGTTTTCCTTGTAGCTTATAAGCTCCAGATTCTCAATAGTGCAATTCATTGAATTCTTATCCTTAAAAACTACTATGTATCCATATGCTATAGATCCATGATGCTGCTTCCAGATATATCTATGATACAGCTCCCATTCAGAATCTGCTAGCTTAATATATTTGTATTCTACTCCAGTAGTATCTTTTCTGATGCTGATATAGTGATCTTGTTTTGTGTTCACTGGTTTATTTCCTTTCTTGAAGAATGTATGTGATACCTTTTGATAAACTTCTGGAGTCATTTTCTTTCCTTTATTGTGAGGAGTCATTCCTTTTTTAAACTCAGTACCTGGAGATCTTCTCACTCCTTTATGAAATCTGCCAGAATCTGCAGTATTATTATACTCATCTGATTTCTTTAGTCCCATGTCATGAGCTCTGTTATAAACTTGACTTAAAGTAAGTCCTAGATCCTGAGCTATTTTCTTAGTAGGCTCATGAGGATATCTCTTTCTGATCTCTTCCTTTATATTCATAACCTAAATTTAGCATCACAGTATCTGAGATAGAGCTGCACATCAAAGCTCCCTCCTTTATCTTCATTGAATGATTTCATTCTCCACCAGTGCATCCTTCTGACCAGGGGATAATTAAGCGGAGTAAACTCATTCTCCTTCTGTTTCTTCATCTTGATATTCTTCATAGCCTGTACCATTACATTCTTCACATTTATAAAGTTTAGTGCATCCACCACAGCACATTGAAGCTGGCAGATCACATTCTACTACTTCCTCATAGCCATCTCCGTAGCAGTTGCTGCATTCTCTTTCCATAAGTTCAAAAGTTTATCCATTATTATTCTATAGCTGTGCATCAGAGTAGCTTGCTTACTATTTACTTCCTCCTCTTCCTCATTAAGTCTCTGGATTGCTCCTTTAGCATAATCATTCTGAGTAAACTCAGCTAGCCACATATTCCTTCTCCTATCAATAGATTCAATATCATACTGGCAGTCTACTATACGATCCCACAGATCATCTGCTGCTGCCTTAAAGCTGTTTATTTGTTTTATATCTCTCATATCGATTCTATTATTCCAATGATTAAACCTAGTAAGTATACTGCTAAAGCGAATTTTAAGAAATCTTTCATGACTTTAAAAATTAATTGATTCAACATTCATTTTAACTATATCAGCAAAATTTTTGATTTGATCCATATGATGAATAAGATCTTGTTTATCTGCTTCATTATTAATATTAATTCCAAAATCATTATCAAAATGAGATAGATTAGAAATTCTCTCTAAGAAAATAGCAATACAATTTTCAATCTCTTCTTTTTGATTTTTAACAGTTGTTGTCATATCTCTTTTTTTTAGTTTTGTGTCTTATTGACTCTGCTAAATTACTATTTATTTCATAACTGCAAAACTTTTTACACAAAAAATGAATTATTTATTCAACTTTTTAACAAAATACCAGTATTTACGGGCAAAAAAAACCTGTCAAATTAATGACAGGCTTACCACTTAATCAGAAAAATGTGCTTAAAAAAGCTTCTTTATGAAGTTCACCACCTTAGAAATAATACCTTTTTGATCAGTTACTTCTATTGTAGTGCCTTCCTTATCTTTTTTGATATTAACATCCACCTTCTCAGTATCTACTGTGAAGAGAGCTTCATCATTATGCTTCTCATAGTTTATATCTACTTTGTCAGAATCTACATTTAAGGTAGTTTTACCATCCTTTCTAGTCAGCTTAACATCTACTTTCTTAGTATCAATGTTTACGTTTAGATCTTTTTTCTTTCTAGGCATCACTTAATGTATGGAATGTATACTGTTTTACTAGCTCGCTTAATAGCTCTGAGCACTTGCTTTCTATTCTTTACTGGAGAGTAGCTTATATGAAACCAATCAGCTGCTGTATCAGTGCCGAATTCATATATAAGCTGATCAAAATTCACGTTATCAATTATCCAGTTAAAAAGTTTTCTATCATGTAAATCCAGATCCAGTGCTTCACCTTTGCAGTGCTGAGATGTTTTGCTTCCTCCTATCTTCTTATTCAAGAGTAGTGAACGAAATCCACTATTGACTTTAATAGGTTTCTTTAAATAGGCTCTAATAGGCTCAAAACAATTAACACACACAAGCTTAGCACTCTCTATCTGCTGTGCATTCATCTCATTGGAGATGCCATACTTCACAGCTGTAGGAGAATTCTCGAATTCTGCCCTAGTTACATGAGGAGATAGATTCATTTTTTCTTACGAATATAAGTTTTTTTCTTTAATGAGTCAACATCATGCTTTAGATCTTCCAGAGCTATCTCATTTTCATGCTTAAGATCTTCCAGATACTTCTCTGCTTTTATGTGTACTGCATCCTTCTCTGGCTTAATATACTCAGCTTTCTTCACTGGAGTTAACATTATAGCCACAGCAGCCACTAAGCTAGTAATTAAATAGACTTTATTCTCCATTTATCTTCTCTTTGATTTCTTTCTGGAATACTATATCCTGGAGAAGCTGCTTATCAGCTTTCCTCTCTTCATCACATTCATCTATTCTCTTCTGCTGTACTTCTATCTCAGCCTCTTTATTAGTTATTATTACTCTTCCCAGATAGATGATAGCAGTTATAGATATAAAGAAAATATATGAGAAAGGAGATCTCAGGAAAGTTTTATAGTTCAGCTTGAAGATAGGCTCTGACATACTATATATGTGAGAATGTTCTAGTAGATTTTATTCAAAGTGAAGATATCTGAATAGATGCTATTGTTTGCACTATTAGAACTGAATTGAGCAGTAATATCTAGTGTATTCTGAATAGTTGTATTGAATGTAGTATTGTTTACTGTATTCCATGCAAATCCTTGCTGAGTTCCAGATGCTGCTTTCAATATGTGAAATTGTGCTATTGCAACTATTGAAGCTACTCCAGTAGCTCCTATAGATCTGATAGTGAAATTTACTGATAGATACCATACCTGGCCAGTTATAGCTGGTAGAGTCAATGCTCCTGAATTACCTAGAATCACAGATCCAGTCTTAAGTCTAATAGTTATCGTATTATTATTCTGAGCACTCATCACTCCTCCCATATCTACTCTGAAGCTATCTCCTACACTGAAGCCATTAGCTGGCACTGTGAGAGTTCCTACTCCTCCATTTATTAGCGTAGTCTCTACATTGGTACCAGTGATAGCTGTACTATTAGCAGTCTGAGCAAAGAGTCCGATATTCGTAGTAGCTGCTGCTCCTGGAATAGTGACTACTGTCTCTCCTCCAGAATCTGCTGCTGTCACTCCAGTTCCTGTGAACTTAAGTACATTCCTCTGAGTGAGAGCTGTATTCTCTTCCTTTACTGTAGTATATGACTGATTTGTCACATTGATAGTAGTTACTGCCATCTTATAAGTTTATATTAATTGTATTATTTGTATCTGTAGGCTGAGAGAAGCTGTCCACTAGCACTGAGTTGACGTATACCTCATAATTAGTGTATGGATCTCCACATCCAGAAGAGGAAGGAAAGCCATTCTCAAAATCGTAGTTCTCATATGGAATGCTGCACCAGTCTGATTCATTGAAGATATCACATGAGAGTGCCATAGTCCATCCAGCTACTACATCATGTCCCTGTTCAATGAAGGGATCAGTGCTTAAATTAGTAGCTAGATCCATAAACTCAGTGAATCTATACTGTCTCATTGTGACATTAATATCATTCAAGATAGATAAACAGTCTGAATGCACCTCATTGATCTGCCTGTACTCCTGTTTATTGTACTTATCACAGATAGTTATAACTGCATTAACAGTGACGCTGCTATCATTAATGCTTCCAGGCTGAAGAGTGACTACCATTAGAGGATACTGCACAGCATCTCTGGAGATCGCATCATAGAAATCCCCTTGAAAGAAACTACCGTTTATTTGCTTGTGCTGTACTGCTATCTCTTCTAGCTCCCTCATGAGCTGGTTTAGAGTTTTTTCCATCTAAATACTTTTTGAGTTTATCAAGTTGTTTCTGTGATACCTTAAACTTCATACGATCCATCCATTAGGAGTATATCCTGTCCTATCTTTTTTTACATTCTCATTGCAGCTATTACTGGTGCTCTCAATATACTCAGGAAACATCTGGCCATTATCATCCATGAGATAGCCTATCAGCCTCTGCTTATAGAATTGAGCATCCTTTCTAAGATGATCTCTAAGAACATTGGTATTCTCATCAGTATTAGCTGTGAGATATTCATCCTGTCCCCTTCCTACTGCCTTATTAGTTAGCTTCTCATTGAGTAGCACAGCACATCTGTAGTCTACATAGGCCACTAAGCAAGGAAGTACATAGTCATTCATAAGAGTGACATAGTTAGGATCTGTCCAATCATTATTCTGCACCCTTAATAAGAGAGCTTTGTACAAAGGAGTTCCTGTAGCTGGCTGTATACTCATGTCCTGAGTTCTCTTGATAGCCACTGCTAGGAGCTTAGTATCTGTATTAGGATGGATTAATCCTAATTTTTTTAAGTTTTCAACCGAAATTAAGTAGTTCATCTTGATCTGTTTTCTCTTCAAATACTATTTTATTCCCTTGATTAGGAATAGGCTTTGAATGTTTATTAGTTAATAATATTTGATTAGGTATTCCTTCTGGGAATGCATCACATCCTCCTTCAAATAATCTATAGTGTTTACATTTTAAACAAATTAAATCTCTTGTCGTTGTCATAATATTACTTTTTAAAGTATGAATCAAATAACTTTCCAGCTTTCTCTGCATACATTGAAGGATTCTTCATTAATCTATATTCAGTAAAAGCTTCAGCATGAAACTCATCAAGATTCGTATTGGCATAATCTCCTAAATATATTTTTTTATACTTTTCTATATCTCCAGCTTTAGCAGCAGCTTTTAAATCATTGTTATAACTTCTCTTTATTGCCGCTAATTTATTAAAATATTCTTGTAGTTTAGGATTTGATGTTTTATTTATTCCAAATACATGAGCCATCTCATGAGTTACTGTAGCTATTTCTATATTTTCTTCATCTACTGAAGATTTGGATTGACCAGCATATCCTCTAGCTGTTTTCTTTAATCTTGTATCTGGATTTCTATTAGTGAATGAATCTGTTTGATCTCCTAAATTAATTCGAGTAATTTTTGCTCCTTGAAATTCAATTTCTCCATATACCTTAGAAGTACTTTTAAATTCTAAAGGAATATTTTCATAAGAAATATTTTCTATATTATATTCAGAAGTCAATTTATTAACCTCATTAACGTATTTCTGAATCTTTTCAACAGTCATATTTTCTGATACAGTAACTTTTCCAATTTTTAAATTACTATTCTCAGAGAAAACTGTTTTACTTAGTTCTTTAGCTTGATCAATATCAGTTATTTGAATTTGTTTTCCTTTAATTAATGGCTGCTGCACATCTATCTCTACTCCTCCAGCTTTAGGTTTTAATATTACAACTAACTGAGACCATTCATGCCTACAATATGGAGTTGTTTTGCCAGTATCTGGATTAGTATACCATCCTCCTCTATATCTCCATACATCTCTATCTATTCTCTCAGATATAATATCTATCTCATCTCTGGTATAAAGCCTATTGAGCTGGATTAATTTTCTACAAAATTCTCTGCTTTCTGTTTTTACTGGAGGAATTCCAGGAATCTCTTGATATCTATATCTGACATCATAAGTTCCTGTTCCTCCTTGAATCTTTCCCAGGCCATTATCCTCTCCTGGGGATACAGTTACAGTTCCAATAGTTTCAAATAATTGAAAATGTCTATTATAAATATCTTCAGTATCACTGTCCCATGGTATTGAATAAGATGCCAGAAGCTCATAATCATTAGCATCATCTCCATATTCTGAGAATACTTGTAACTCTTCATCAGAGAATTTATGTGAATTCCTACAGCTTGACATAGTTACCTGTGGAAGTCCTACTATCTTTCTAGCCTGTGCTTCATCTATTGTAGGGAAAGAGGCCATGATAATCTGAAGAGCTGCATCTGGAGTCAATATTCCTCCTTTAATATTAGCCACTACCTCTACAAGTGAAGCTATTTGTGCTCCATTTAATGCACTCTTAGCTACATCTACCTGAGTATCATTAGCTGAGATCTCTCCTGTAGGAGCTACTTCTTCCACTGGAACTGCTTCACTTCCAGCTATTGGAGATACATCTACTAGCTTAAGCTGTGATACAGCCCCTGAGAGCTTAGCCATGTAATTAATTAGCCATTCTATCTGCTTCTGTCTAGAGTTTACGTATGTCATCTTATAGATCTCAAAGAGATCAGCTGTCTCTGCTGCATTGAAGCTTCCTGTAGGAGCTATTCCAAAGAGTGAAGGAGCTACTACTGAATGTGCTACTAGAATGTTCTGCTGTACTGACTTCTCAGTCATAGCATATCTCTCGTCTAGATCATTCCCAGTTAAGCTCAAAACTGAAGGAGCATCCTGTGTACCATTGGAGAAAGTGATAA